CAGGCGCACCAACTCGCACGAGCACGAACGGCATTGACAGCGGCAGGGTATACGCTGAAGGAAGGGGCGGAATGCTGGAAACCTCCGTTGGGTCCATCGGCTTCGCCATTGCTGGAAAAGATAGATCGGCAGGCGCAGGAGATTGAGCGGCTACAGGAGCGGATCTACAAGTATGCCCACTGGACGCCGGAACACACCATCGAGGAATGGCTCGCGGATCGGCAGCGGATTGTCGAGGCGAAACAGGTTGAGGCGGATACTGAATTGCGGAGACAACTCGCCTCCATGACGGCGGAGCGGGATGCGTTGAACGAATCCGTGACCGCTGGTATTCGGCATCGGCAAGACTACGTGGAGCGGATCATGCAGCTACAGGCCCAACTCACGGCCAGCGAGCATCGAGTTTCGGAAACGGCGGCCTTGGTCGGTCGCGAACTCATTGACTGTTGGGTGAGCACTATCAAGAAGTCCACCGATGCAGTGAAAACGATCAATGCAGATGCGGTCAGTGGGGAACCGCACCAGGCATGACCACCGTCACTACTGAAACCTCAACGCCTCGCCGCCGTCGGAAGAGTGTTCCTCCTCCACCTCCACGGCTGTCGCCGATCGCGCAGGAGGTGCAGGGGTATATCGACAGCGTGCTTGATGGGTCCGTCATCGCGGGGGAGTTGATTCGCCTGGCGGTGCAGCGACATGTCGATGATTTGCGCGGTGGGCTCGATCGCGGCTTGCGGTTCGATCCGGCGAAGGCCGAGCAGGCGATTGAGTTTTTTTCCTACCTCAAGCACAGCAAGGGCGAGTGGGCCGGCCAGGAATTCACGCTGGAGCCGTGGCAGCAGTTCATTGTCTGGACGCTGTTCGGCTGGATGCGGGCGGACGGTACGCGCCGCTTTCGCACGGCCTATGTCGAAATTCCAAGGAAGAACGGCAAGTCTACCATGGGGGCGGGCGTCGGGCTCAAGCTGGCCTTTGCCGATGGAGAAGATGGGGCCGAGGTCTATTCCGCCGCGACAAAGCACGATCAGGCTCTGATCGTCCATAGCGAAGCGACGCGCATGGTGAAGGCCACGCCTGCACTATCAGCTAAGATTCAGATCTTCAAAAATAGCCTGAGTCGGTTGGAGAAATATCAGAAGTATGAACCACTCGGAGCGGATGAGGATACGCTCGACGGATTGAACGTGCATGGCGCGATCGTCGATGAGCTGCATGCGCACAAGACGCGGGGCGTGTTTGATCTGATGGAGACCGGCACCAGTGCCCGGCGCCAGCCGTTGCTGTTCGCCATCACCACGGCCGGGACCGATCAGTCGGAAGCCAGCGTCTGCTGGGAGCAGCATGTCTATAGCGAGCAGGTGCTCACGAAGATCATTGCTGACGATACCTATTTCTGTTTCGTCGCGGCGATGGATGAGAAGGATGACTGGCAAGAAGAGCGGAACTGGTACAAGGCGAACCCGAACCTGGGGGTGAGCAAGAAGCTGGACTATATGCGCGATCAGGCGCGGAAGTCCAAGAACATGCCCGCGAAGCTCAATAGCTTTCTTCGGCTCGATTTGAACCGCTGGACGCAGCAAGTGAGTCGGTGGATCGACATGCTGCTCTGGGACGCCAACGCGGGCCCGCCGATCGATGAAGCGGCCCTGCGTGGCCGTCAGTGCTATGGCGGGCTCGACCTGTCGAGCGTGTCAGACCTCACGGCATGGGTGCTGGTGTTCCCGGATCCGGTGGTGCAGGACCGATTGACCATCTTGCCTCGGCTCTGGTGCCCGGAGGCGCGGCTGCATGAGGATGACGAGGGCCGCAACCGATACCGGGATCAGTATCAGGCCTGGGCTCGCGATGGCTGGTTACTGACCACGCCGGGGAATGCGATCGACTACGACACGATCAAGGCGCAGATCCTGGCCGATGCGCAGACGTTTCAGCTGGAAGAAGTCGCCGTTGACCGGCTCTTTCAGGGCTATCAGCTGTCGATGCAGTTGGCCGATGAGGGCCTGACGGTGGCGGCCTGCGGGATGGGCTACATGAGCATGGCGGGGCCCTGCAAAGAGTTCGAGCGCCGTTTACTCGAAAAACATCTGCATCACGGCGGCCATCCGGTGCTGAAGTGGATGGCTAACAACGTCGCCGTGCGCGAAGATCCGGCTGGCAATTTGAAGCCCGACAAAGCGAGTAGCCAGGGGAAGATCGATGGCATCATCGGCATTCTGCTCGCGCTCGATCGGGCCATGCGACACACCACGACTGCCTCGGTGTATGAATCCCGAGGGCTGCGCACACTAGGGGGGCCATCGAATGACGACACGCCGGACACGGGAGAGCGAACCGATGCCTAATGCGAACGAACTGCTACGGAAGAACAAACTGCGCATTGAAGAAGCGGCGCACCTGTTAGAAGTCACGCCGCGCACGGTGCAGCGCTATCTCGATTCAGGAAAACTTACTCCGTCATTCATGCCCGGCGGGCAGCGTCGGGTAAAAACAGAAGAATTGAAACGCTACCTGTAATTTAGTGCGACAAAGACGACATCCCGCGACACCTCACGACAAACATACCTATTCCTCCATTCTCGATCCTGCTACTTCCTCTTGCGTCACCCTTGAACAGTCTTTCTGGAGCGACGCGCAATGGCTCTTCCGACGATGTGGCGCAGTCTGGATGCCCTAGATGGTGTCATAGCCGTCGGGTTTGGCTGCGTAGTGCTGGGGGTGGCGCTGAAATACGACATTGCTGACGCGCTCATCGTGTTTGGTCTGGGGCTGCTCAGTTTGGGCATTGTGGCGATGCGAGGACGACGCTGATGGGATTCCTCCAGCGCTTTTTGGCTCCGCAGAAACGGATGACCGTTCAAGATCTGGATCAGGTCATGGATCGGGCTGTCGGCGGCTATCCCACGGCGAGCGGCGTGGACGTCAATGATCAAACCGCACTCTCCTGCGTGGCCGTCTATGCGGCTGTCCGCATTTTAAGCGAAACCGTCGGGAGTTTGCCCGGCCATGTCATGCGCGAGACGGAGCAGGGCAAGGAAAAAGCCCTGACGCATCCGCTCTATTCGCTCATTCACGAACAACCAAACCCCGAGCAGACCGCAATGGAATGGCGCGAGACGGCCATGTGCCATCTGCTGTTGCGCGGGAATCATTTTTCAGAAAAGCAATACGACCAAGCGGGCCGTCTCATCGCGCTCTGGCCGATCCATCCGGATCGGGTGCGCGTCGAGCGGCAGAATACGAACGCGCCGCTCTCCTATCGCATCAGCATTCCGGGCGGGGGCGAAGTCCGACTGGGACCAGATCGGATTCTCCATCTGCGCGGGATGGGGTCGAACGGCATCACCGGATTCTCGCCGATTGCCCTGGCGCGGAACGCCGTCGGCCTCGCCATTGCGGCGCAGGACTACGGGGCCCGGCTCTTTCGCAACGATACCCGTCCTGGCGGCGTGCTCGAGCATCCCGGCAAGCTCTCGGATCCCGCCTATAAGCGGCTGCGTACCTCAATCGAGCAGGAGCATCAAGGGCTCACGAACGCGCACCGCATGATGATTCTCGAAGAGGGCATGAAGTGGCAGCAGATCGGGATCAATCCCGACGATGCGCAGTTTTTGGAGTCGCGCAAGTTCAGCGTCACGGAGATCGCCCGGCTGTTCAATCTGCCGCCGCATTTCTTGCGGGATCTGGAGCGGGCGACGTTCAGCAATATCGAGCAGCAGGGGATTGAATTCGTCGTCTACAGCTTGCGGCCTTGGCTGGTCCGGTTCGAGCAGCGTCTCAAGATCGAACTCCTGTCGGCGCAGGATCGCGTCACGCATTTTATCAAGTTCAACGTCGATGGGCTGCTGCGCGGCGATATTAAGACGCGCTACGAGGCCTACCAGGTCGCGAAACAGAACGGCTGGCTCAATGCCGATGACATTCGCGAACTGGAAGACATGAATCCGTTGCCGGGCGGCCAAGGCCAGGACTACTGGCAGCCGATGAATATCGGCGTGGTCGGACAGGAGCAGCCGTCTCAGATCGCGGACCCTTCATCTACCATGCAGGAGATGCCCACATGAATCTCGGCACAAAAATCGAGCGGCGCATGCTGGATATGGCGGAACTCCGGCTCGATGGCGAGGGCCAGCAGCAAGCGATTCGGGGCTATGCCGCCGTGTTCGACTCGCTGAGTCAGCCCTTGATGGGCTTTCGTGAGGTCATCCGTAAGGGAGCCTTCCGCAAGACGATCAAGGAGGCCGACATTCGCGCCCTCTGGAATCACGATCCGAACTATGTCCTGGGCCGGAAATCCGCACGGACGCTCCAGGTGCAGGAAGATGACAAGGGACTCTCAACGCGGATTTTCCCGCCCGACACGCAATGGGCGCGGGATCTCATGGAGAGCATCAAGCGCGGCGATGTGACGCAGATGTCCTTCGGGTTTCGCGTCGTCAAGGACAACTGGCTGCCGGCGGGGCAGGACGGTTTGCCGGTGCGCGAACTGCTGTCGGTGCAGTTGTTTGATGTGAGCCCCGTGACGTTTCCCGCCTATCCCCAGACCGAGGTGCATGTCCGGGCCCTCATGGATGCCGTGTTGTGGAAGATGCAGCAGGGGAGCATTGGGACGGAAGAGCGCGAGGCGATTGCCTTGGCGCTGGACAATGTGCGGACCAGCGTGCTGGAGCCGGGCCAATCCCACTCCGGTGACGAGTCGTCAGACGCACAGACGGAGCCGGGCCAATCCCACTCCGACGAGCGGCAACGCGCATTCAGAGACATTCGCCAGCGATTTATGAAGTACGCCACAGTCTAAACGGAGGGAGCACGCACATGAGTCTTGAATTGGCCGCCTTAAAACGGGAGCAGAACGAGGATCACGGCAAGGTTCGCAATATCGTGGACCGGGCCGATCTCGAAAACCGGAATCTCTCAGCCGATGAGCTGGGGGAGATCAACAAGATCGAGCAGCGCATGGATGCGCGGCAATCGATGCTCGAAGTGAAGGAACGCATGGAGCAGCGCGAAGCGGCGCTGGCGCGTCCGCAGCGGATCGTGAGCCGTCCGTCCCCAGAGGACGACGAACGGCCGGCGGCCCGGTCGGTCACGCAGGACGACGTGCGCTGTGTCGTGCGCAAGGCCGACGGCTCCTACCAGGAAGGCCGCGCCATCAATCCGGTGAAAGAGTTCCGTAGCTTTGGCGAGCAGCTCGAAGCCATCGTCCGGGCCGGGATGGGACGCGGAGTGGATTCACGCCTCGCCGTGACCGGATCTGAAGCGCGTGCCGCCTCAGGTATGTCCGAGCTGGTGCCGTCCGACGGCGGGTTTTTGGTCCAGCAGGACTTCGCGGCCGAGATCTTCAATCGCTCCTATGAAATGGGCGCGATTCTGAGCCGGGTGCGCCGGATCCCCATCGGGGCGAACAGCAACGGATTGAAGATGCTCGGTGTCGACGAAACCAGCCGCGCCACCGGCTCACGCTGGGGCGGCGTGCAGGTCTATCGGACCAACGAGGCCGATGCCTTTACCTCGAAGAAGCCGAAATTCCGCGCCATGGAGTTGGCCCTCAAGAAGCTGACCGGGCTCTGCTACGCGACGGATGAGCTGTTGCAAGACAGCACCGCGCTCGAAGCCGTCATGACGCAGGCCTTTAGCGAAGAATTCAATTTCACGATCGAGAACGAAATCATGAGCGGCACCGGCGTCGGGCAAATGCTCGGCGTGATGGCCAGCAACGCGCTCGTGACCATCACCAAGGAAGGCAGCCAGGCTTCGACCACCTTCGTCGCGGAAAACGCCATGAAAATGTGGTCGCGCATGTGGGCACGCTCCCGGGCGAATGCCGTCTGGTACATCAACCAGGACGTCGAGCCGCAGCTCTATCAGATGAACGTGAAGATCAAGAACGTTGCCGGGACGGAAAACGTCGGCGGCATGCCGGTCTATCTCGCGGCGGGCAGCATCGCCGGGCAACCTTACGCCACCTTGTTCGGCCGGCCGGTCATTCCGGTGGAATACTGCCAGACCCTCGGCACCAAGGGCGATGTGGTGTTGATGGATCCGAGCCAGTACATCGTGATTGACAAGGGCGGCGTGCAAGCGGCGAGCAGCATGCACGTGCGATTCCTGAACGATGAGCAGACATTCCGCTTCACCATGCGGAACGATGGGCAGCCGATCTGGCATGCGCCGCTCACTCCGTTCAAGGGCAGCAACACCTTGAGCCCATACGTCTGCACCGAGACACGCTAACGCCTGGCCGGAATGGCCGAAAGGGGGAACTGACTCATGTACAACCATATCGTCGAACGGCAGAAATTGATCTGGGCCTGCGAGCCGAAGAGTTATAGCGGAGCGGCGGCCACCAAAAAGTGGGTCTCGTTGAAAAACTATGACCAGCTGACCATCGTCATCATCACGGGCGCGTGGGCAGCCGGTACGGCCGCTGTCACCGTCGAACAAGCGACCGCCGTGGCGGGGACGAGCAACAAGGCCCTGGCGTTCACGGATTACTGGGACGACCTCACCACCAGCGGCACGCTGGCGAAGAAGGCGGCGACCAGTAACACCTTCAACCTCGACACCGCGAACAAGATGTACGTCATCCATATCGATGACCGCATGCTGGACTTGGCGGGCGGATTCACCAGCGTGTCGATCGCTGTGGCCTCGCCGGGGGCAAATGCCGATTTCTACGGCGTCGCCTATATCCTGGGCAGCGCTCGGTATCAGCAGGCGACCCCGCCGTCAGCCTTGTTGGATTAACGGGCGACGAGGACGAATCGCATGGCGCTCACGACGGTCCCTAACTGCAAAGCCTTCCGGAATATCGAAGGCGACAACCAGGAGCACGATGCCGAGCTGGAGCGGCTGATTCCGGCTGTGCAGGCGTTCCTGGAGCAGCAGTGCGGGCGCACCTTCGAGCAGACGACTGTGACGGAGTATTACCACGGGGCCGGATCCGGCAGTCTCTCGACTGTCGAGCATTCGGCCCCTCGCTGGCGCTCACAGCTGCTGGTGGCGCGGCCGCCTATCGTTAGCGTCACGAGTCTTTATGACGATCCCTTGCGGGTCTATGGGGCCAGTACGTTACTGGCCGAGTCATCCTATGTGGTGGCCGATGCCGATGCGGGATTGATCGTGCTGGACGGCCTCACGTTTCAACAGGGGCTCCGTAATATCAAGATCACCTACGTCGGCGGCTATGCCACGATCCCGACGGATTTGGAGCAGGCGGCGATCGAGCTGGTGTGGGCCTGCCGGGAGAAGGGGGCTAATAATCTCGTTGGCGTCCGGTCTCGATCGGTTGCTGATGG